CGCTCTTCATCTACATTGTAATATAATATAGCGTCAGTAGGAGCTTCTATGTAACGTGTCCCTATAACATACTTATAAGCACCTACAAAACGCGTAATAGTCATAGAACCTTCATTAACACGTAGTAGCTCTTGTACATATAAGTAATCGCTTTCTTTTAAAGAACCGCGGACGCCTACAAAACGTCCGCTTTTAGTACATTTAAGAATTTTATTCTTATAGGTATAAATACATCCTTCTATCATATCATCATTATCAAATATCAACTTGTAAACAGGCACAGGAGATTTTGAAAGAAGGTATTTGATGTATTTTGAAATTAAAGTCGTTTTAAAGAATTCTTGTAACATATATATCACCAAACTAATGTTCTGTCGTTAAGGTTTGTCACGTAGTTTGAACCATCAGCTTCTGTGTCAACTTGTAAACGTAAGCCATCTTCGTTTTGAACGCGTACGTGTGCTTGAGCGTGGTCATCTTGACCTAAGAATAAAGCGTACAAATCACCAATAGTTTTAACTGCGGCTCTTGAATCAGATGAATTAGCGCCCATAGCTTTTACAATAGCTTTAGCTAAGTCATTGTAGTTAAACTTAACTGTGGTTGCTGTAGTAGGCATCTTTGATACTTCTACCACATTTGACCCTTTCATTGCATTACGCGACGCTGTGTTTATATCCACAAGTACACCAGTACTATTACTACTTTTTACTTTCAAAGACTGTGTTGCTACGGCACTCGCAATAGCCGATGCTGTTGGTGGGTCTTTGGCCATATTAGTAACCTTGGCAGATAATGTTTTACCGCTAATGGCATTAGCAATAGCATCTGCTGTTGGAGGAGCACTTACCATATTAGTAACAGTTGTTTTTAAATCATCTTTATTAAATTTAAACTTATCTAAAACACCCTTCACTGTTGCGTCATATACAGCCAATTTTGATTTACCTGAAGCTGTTCCATAACTGTCAATAGCACTGTCAACTACAGCGAGTTTACTCTTACCACTGCCACTAACAAAGGCGTCTAATCTATTGTCATAAACATTTAACCACTTACCATCTTTAACAACTGAAGCAGTTCCGAATACTGTTTTTAAGTTGCTGTCCGTTGTTGTAAGTTTGTCAGAAGACACATTTTGCACAGATAGGTTTTTACCTGAGATAGCCGTAGCAATCTGTTCTGCGGTAGCAGGGTCTTTAGCCATATTTGATACGGAAACATCTAGTCCGCCACTATCAAAACTTAAGTTGCTTAGCACTCCGTAAACAGCACTATCATAAACACTTAAAGTACCTTCAACAGTAGATTTATATTTGTCAATCGCTAAGTCTGTTACAGATAAAGAACTGCTACTCTTTCCTACAATAAAATCACTTAAATGATTATCATAAACATTGAGCCAAGCATTATCTCTAACAAGAGAACTAGCTCCAAAGACTGTACGCAAGTTAGTGTCGTGAGTAAGTAAACTAACTTCTTTAAATGTCATTCTGCTGTCTCTAGTATGTAAGAAGTTGCTACCTGTGTTCTGGAATACTTTAAACAAGTGTTCTTCTTTAACTCTCTGCACACCAGAACCTTCTGAACCTTCCACGGTTACTTTATAAACGTCATCAATAGTTTTGCCAGGGTCAGAATTTTTATTAGTTATTTTCTTAGTTTCTTCGGCATCATCTGTTGCGGCATTAAGCGTAGATGATTCCATATCAGATGAGTTACTTGTTGTTATGTAAGTGGCTTGAGTTGTGTCACCTTGTGATGCACCGAGTGCAAAAGCATTAGATGAGCCACGTTTAGTATACTCAGTGCCGCCCCACGCATCAAGATTAGTACCTCCTAGTGAGCCTAATCCAGCAAACATATTGCCTACAAGTGACACAGCTGATGACAGCTGTAGTCCTAGGTTCATTAAGTCTTGAACTGATGTGTTTAAGTCTAAACCGAACCCAGCCGCATTGATAAACGGTATATTCATATCAATGTTATTGTCTTCCATAAACCCTAACATCTTATACATACCGTATGTAACTGGGTTATTCATTAAATCTTCTGCTACACCGAAAATTACGTTGTTGTATAGATTGTCAACCATCTCAGTCAAACTAGTTCTAGAAAGTAACTTCACAAATTGACTGTTCAGTTCACTTTCCATTGCCCCATAGCTCAATGATTGACTTGAAATATTTGAAATATCTCCTGCTGATAGATTGCTAATAGCTTTCATATCAGACATTGACAGATTAAATACATCACCATAAGCTGCACGAACTACTTGATTGTCTGAGTTTTCAGCTATATCTTTAAGATAAGACATCATACCTTCAAGTAATCTATTTGTGGTTTCTGCGTCTAATCCTTTGATTAACATATCAGAATAACTTAACCCAGCTTGTGAAGCACTCATTGCTATAAGTGTCTGTAACTGTGAATTACTTGCGAGACTTGTTACGTCACCTGTCGCTAGATAGTTGATTCCTGTTGCAATTTGATTTATTGTCTCAGAAGACATACCCACAGAACTTAGAGAGCCTAACCATTTCTGTACTATATATTCAAACTGTGCTGACATATCACGCGTCATTGTTGCGTTAGCATCAATGATAGCAGATGATACTTGGTCATACATATCATTCAAGTAACTTGAATCTTGGAACATACCGTTGAAGAATTTAGTTAAGCTGGCTTCCATACCTAAACGAGCAGCAGTTGTGTCTGCTTGTTGTAATCTAATAAGTCTTAATAAGTTAGCATCAAAAGCATCAAAGGTATTGGCTATCTTGTCACTTACAGTTTGTAAGAATGCTCGTTGTTCAACATTGTAAGCAACACCTTTATCAACAAGCTCCTTCATATTTTCAATTACTTTTTGAGATTTTACAAAAGGACTTAAAGAAAGGTTACCTGATATAACTCCCATTACTTCTTTATAATTAGTATCGGACCCTTGTAACCTAGCGTCAATATGCCCTTTATAAGTTGTAAGCATACCTTCAACTTCATCAAAAAGTTTATCTCTAGTTTGAGCAAAATTCTCTATATAGCGAGCTTTAGTCTCTTCAGCTCTAAGTTGTTTCTTAGCTGCCTCCGCCTCAGCTTTTGCAGCCGCTACCTCCTCTGAATCTTCTGCAAATCCAGCTTCAAGTAAAGCGTTCACATTAGCTTCGGCAGCTTCAGCTGCTTCTTTCTGAGCTTGAACAACTTTCTTCTGCTCGTTGATAAGCTGTTGAAATGTCCCTTCATTGATACCAGCAATTGAATGAGCAACTTGTACAGCGCCTTCAAAAGAAGGTTGCTTTGCAAAATCTTTCACGCTTTGACCGAGTTCTTTAAACTTCTTACCTTGTTCAGATTTTTCCAGTTTTATTGCTTGTTCACGAGCTTCTGATTCTGCTTTTACACTCGCTAATACTTCTTTTTTATGTTTTTTAGTTAAGCTGATACGTGTTGCGGTATCAGCTTCTGCCCATTTCTTATGATATATAGCTTCCTTAGTTTTACGGTCTTCGGCTATTTCGTTAGCTTGCTGTTTCTTAAGTTCCGCTTTATGAAGTACAGTAGCTCTCTTATACTGATTGGTACGATAAGCTAGAGTGGCATCCATAGATTGGCGATGTATTTGTTGCTCTACTAAAGCAATCTCATCTTCAATCTTCTTAGTGGCTTGTCCTGAACGCTTAGCAAATTCAAGGTCTTGTTGTAATTTAGCTAACCCCGATTTTTTAGCAATTTCAAGTCGCATCTTCTCATAATCTGAATATGCTCCAAGTAACGACTTAAAACGCTTATTACTGCTCACGTCATTATCAAACATCTGACGTTGCTGTGCGTTGTCGTTTCGCTCTGAGTTAACTCCATTTGCAGCATCATTCATATAATTAGCCATTGTACCTCACCTCACAATAATTTATTTTAGCCCCATATTTCGTAACTGGGTGTTTCTAACCTCATTCTCGTGTTCTAAATCTCTGCGGATAAACTCAAGAATGTATTTTCTTTCTATTGGAGTAATCTTACCTAAATCAAAGTAAGATGTGTGTATGTGTTTTGATATAAGATAACGTTCCTCTACAATCTGTTCATATCGAACAGGTCCATAAGGTTTGCCATCAGATGTCAATAGAGGGTCCAAAAAACTCCTTTGTGATACGAAAGGAAGTATTATAATCTAACCCACAGATTGGACATTTTAACTCAACGGAAGTTCTAATTCCAAAACTTTCTACTAGTTTTTGAGCGTGTTTCATTATAAAGTTAGTATCCATCATAGGAAGTGCTCTTACAAAATCTTCACGCTTAACAGGGTCAAGTTTTTGACCGTCAACACTTTCAATTAGAGATTGCAAAGTAAATAAAAATGCAGTATCCCCTGATGTTCCTTTTGACTTCTTTCTCAACTCGTTAGTACGGTCATTGATGTCGTCAATCATTCGAGGAGTCTGCATTCTGATTCTTATACGTTTTTGTGTTCTAGGCAATGTAAATTCAAGACACTTTGCAAACTCAGCTTCATCGTACTCCACAACTTCAAGTTCGTTTAAATTAAGTGTGCCGTCATTTTCAGATTGGCAATATGGACACACTGATGTATTCTCGTAGTTAGGGCCATAAGTAACAACACGTAACTTATGTAACAAAAACTGATAATCAGCCAAGCACATATCATATGAAGATATGCCAGGGTTCTCTAGTAAACAATCATCAATAACTTCGCAAAGGTTCTTGTAAGCCTTGTCAGAGGGGGCTAATCTCTTCATCTCTTCTTCTGTTGTCATACTTCTGATTCTAACAACAGGGTTTACATTCTCAGAATATACTTTACCTCTAGAAGGTAACACATATTCTTCAGCAATACTATAATTTGTCATTTTGTATCTCCTTTATAGTAATTTATAATTGTACACATAATAATACAATTATAAACACTATGAAAAGAGGTATCAAAGTTGGTCGTCAGGATTTTCTTCTTCTATATCATCGGGGTCTTCAGAAGGAGTATCATCTTTTGAAGCAAAACGAATACCTTGTTTATTACCTTTTTGGAAACGTGTTCTATTCTGGTTATAAGTATTAGCTGCGTCAATAGTATCAACATCATCTTCACTTGCTAACATATCAGAACTGTCAGTATCTTCAATAGGTAGTTGGACTGGCTCTGAATACTCGCGTCCGAATACAGCTGGGAATATAATATCAGCATATAGTTTTTGGTAGTGATGTTCCATATATCTTATGTAGTTTGAAATCACACGAGCAACACGAATAATCCAACTTGTGTTATTTAAAACAAGCAATACGTGTTTACAAGCACTCCCTAAACTGTCGTCAGGATTAGTGATGTCAGAAGGACGAGTTTCAGGTGCACCACTGTTAAAATCATTGCGTGTGCTATAGTATGCAAACCTATACGTGAAATCAGGACAAGTACAATGAATGTAAACATCATCTTTATTAAATCCAATAATAGCAGCTCGCGAGATATCTCTAAAATCTACAGATGATTTTCCACGAGTCTGGTCACGGAGTATAGCAAGAAATCCACCGAAAGTCATTCTAACAGTATAATCATCCGTCTCGCCGTGGACAGGTAAATTAACAGTTAAGATGTCATCTTTAAATAACTTATTCATATCAATAGAATTCATTGCTTTAACAGTATTAGCCACACGAGATTTATTTCGCTTGTTAAAACGCTCTTTCCCTTTTTGTGACGATTTGGATTTAGCTAATAGTTTCTGTCGATTGTCCTCATATAATCTATTCATAAACCGCCACTCCTTTAACATTAAAATAATGGGAGAATAAGAATTCTCCCATTATTAAATACAATATATTGAGTTGTATTAGAGTACTTCGCTTAAATCAATTTCTGCTCTATCATATTGAATAGTGCAAGAAATCTGATGTTTGTCACCACTATCAGCTGTGTACTCGCCTTCACTTAAAGCTGAAATCCAACATCCGTAAAGTCTCCAAGTTCTAACTTTACGATAGTCAGGTGTGTACTCGATTAAATAACAATCTTTCTTATAATTTGTTACATCAAGAGCACCAACTTTTTCAGTGCGTACATTGTAAGAAAGATTCTGCCAAGCTTTCAAGATTGACTTAATATCAGCACCAATATAGTCATTAAAGTCGATTGAACCTTCTGAGAATGAAGGAACTCCTGCGTACTTTAATGTACTGTTACCACGTTTGATATTAACAACTTCTTGTGTAAAGTGTGGCACAAATGCTTTTGTAACAGAAAGTCTTAACATTTCCTGAGCATTTTTAATCTTTGCGTTCTTTTCAGTTCCGATAGCACCTGCACGAATAATTCCGTCAATATCAGTAACAACGAATTCAAAGTTATTTTGTCTTTGAATTTCAAATAACTGAGGATTATCGGCTAAGTGATAAGTACCAATTTGTGTTGAAGCCATTATCTAATCTCCCTTTCTACTTTATTGTACTGTTACTTCATCGTCATCTTGTAATACGACTGTAACGTAGAAGTCTTCAACAGCATATACAGGATATAGATAAATCTTAGCACATAATGTAGCCTTTTCATTCGCTCTTTCGTGCTCAGTGTCTCTAACAAACTTGTAACCTGATATACCGTAACCTGAAACCATTCTGTCAAGAGTAGGAGCAATAGCTGCCTTAAAGTTAACCCAAAGGATATCGTTGTTCTGTTCAAAAGTTAACTTACGAGCGGTTCTATAACAAATCTTCTTAACATCACTTATAAGGTTTCTAACATTTAAGAATGATGTAGCAACTAAGTTTTCATCATTTCTTTTTAGAGTTCTATTACCCCAGATAACATTTCCATAAGGTTTGATATCTGTAATAGCATTTACTGCGATACCTACGCGTCCATCAAGACTGCTACGTGGTTGCATCCAATCAGCAGCACCATTTGTAATCTTTGTAGTAACACCGTTATCACTCAGATTCTGAAGAGCACCACGACTTGAACCTGCAATAGCTAACCAAGGAGCATTTGTTTTAATTGAATCCGCTAATGCACCAAGATATGCAAAACTTCCTGCTAGACGAATTGGAGAATCATTTACTATACCGGTTGTGTCACGGTCTGAAGTTGTACGATTAAATACGCACCAAGGTGTAAACATTGCTCCAAATTCACCATTTGAACCATCAGAATTTAAAGCACTGTTAGTAACTGATTTGTATAAGCTGCCAGCTTTATCAACGTTATTTTCACGGTCAGGATTATCTGTGTGGTCAATTAAAGCAACACAATCCCCGCGTTTTTCTGCAAGAGCTAACATTGCAGACATTAAACTGTTACCGTTATATTCATAAACTGGATATCCACCGGAGGTTAGATATTTGATATTGTAATTTCCTCTATCAACTAATCCTTCAGTATCACTTAGATTAAATATCTCTGTAAGTGATTTATACATATTAACTATTGAAATTGACTCTTCTATTGCAAATACGTCAACTCTATGATTTGTAAGTGCTGCATAAGTTACAGCAGTGTCAGAACACTCGCATTTATATATACCATTACCATCTTTAGTAATTTCAATAGGCACGTCAACGGTTGTGCGTTCATAATAATCAAGATGGTAACGTCTATCCCAATATTCTGGATATTCTGTAATAGGCTCAGCACTCATTGCGGGACAGTCAGTAGTTACACGATTGCCTCTAGCATCATATACATAAGGAACTCCGCTACTTGTAGTACCATTTGTACTGTAGTACTCTCCTGCTTTTATGTAAATATACGATTGTGGGGTAACTTCGTAACCCTTTGCATCTCCTGCTAAAGTTACTTCACTTAAGTTAAATTTCACAGCGCCTTCATCAGTACTTAAATCAGATGATACAACTTCTTCAAATTCTAATTCATATTCTGACTTGCCAGAAATATCAACAACTTCTCCTGACTCTGGGAATTGAGTAGTACACATATAGAATGTAGGACAATTCTGGCTGCCCACTAAAATATTTGTATCTACGCGTTTGTATAATACAGGAGGAACTGAAGCTGAGATAGGTCTGTAAGCAGGTATCTTCGCTATATAAGCACCTACAGCAGGAGTTGCTTCGGAAGTAATTACAATACCTGTGTTAGAAACGCTGTCATCAGGATTAACGCGTTCATATATAACGTTCATTCCTGCAGCAAGTAATTCTTTTGCCATTATGTAAGATGGGTCAGGGTCGTTCTCTCTAAACATAACGTTATCAAATGGAACAGCTTCAGGTGAAAATCCTTTTGCTGTGCCTGTATTCAAGCTTCTATAATCTTGAGTGCTCTCAAATGTTGCGGGAGCGGTACCACATTGTGTTGTAAAACTTTTCATTGATGTGAAGAGTGTAGGCACACGAGGGGGAATAGCATCAGCTGCTGACACAGTTGATAAGTTAACAAACCCTGGAATGTACACAACATCAAAGTTTTCATCTAACACGCCCGGAGTGGTTAAATCGAGTTCGGTTATTTCAATCTTAGGCATCTAAATAACTCCTTTAAATTATTTTTATTTCTTTACTGTGCTCAACGATGTCTTCGTGCATCTCTGTGCCCATTTCAATTGAATAGACATCACGATAACGTATATCAAATAAATAAGCGTCATCAATATCAATACGCATCGACATTCTCACAAACTGCCCTGAGATTAATCTCTCAGGTATATCTGAGTTATCATCAACTTGTCCTGCTAATCGTATGTTTGAATGATGAACATAATTCTCATTATTATACGGAATAACAATATCAAGTTTAGGATAATTTATAATATTAAATACAAGATTTCTTATGTATTCATCGGCTTCCTTTTGATATCGTGTGTATATGTCTAACTGATAAGGAATACTAATTGGAATACCGTTTAACTGAGAAGCTCTTTCGTGATTTGCATCTAAAGTTGCACCGTCAAATGATAAAGGTCTCTTACCTGTATTCAAAATTGTAAACCCACCAGGTCTCTTAAGAGATATCAAAGGTAGCTTAATAGGGTCATCATTTGTAGTATCAGCAATCGTTTCAAGTAAGCGTCTTGAATCGCTGGGATTTACAACTGTAACAGCTGTGCCCTCAGTCCACGCTTTTAATTTTGCTACAAAAGCATCATCGTATAAACCAACGGACATTAAATACCTCCGTAGAATAAATTTTCATACTGCTTGATATAATTATCAATATTAGCTATAACGCGTTGTATTGTGTCACTAATTATTGGATACCCTCGTACTTGTAAATCGCCGTAGCAGACAAATCTGCTTAGTCTGCTTAAAGGTATATTTGTATTACTGACATAGATATTTGAAGGAACATATATTAGATAACAATCCTTCACTCTACGATATCTAAGGGTACGCACAACGCGTTGCATCTCGCGATACAAGTTAAAGTTTATTGAACGTATACTAAACTGCTCACTTGTCAATATACGGTCATTCAAATTACGTAACTTATAAGGTTTTATTGCAGTTGCACATTCTATTCTAATGACACTTAATAACCACTCCATAAAGTAATCATCAGTGTCTATTGTTCGTTGAATGGTGAAAGTCATCAATCAGCACTCGCAATCTTTACCCAACTGCTTCCATCATATTCATAGAAACCTCTTCCTTGGGTCATTAAATCAGGATTCTTTTTCAGTTCGTCATAACCTTTACCGTCACGACTGGCTCCAGGTCCATCGCCTCTAACAAACACTCGCATCCCTTTTTCAGGATTTTTGATGTCATCCAGTGAGCCTACTTGAGCATTCTTAATTAAACGTTCTTTTTCTCGAGGTCCAATCTTTTCCGTTGAGGAGTTGCCATTCTCAGGGGACTTATCGTTCTCACTAGCATTACCTGACCAAGACTCAACTGTTCCAAATATTGTGTCCAAATTATCAGCTGTTGACTCATTTCCTGCGGGTTTTATTATACCTTTGTCATATAATTGGTCAACAGATATCTTAGAAGTGTCTTTAAAATATCTAGTTAACCTTGAAGGGTCAAGAACTGTTTCAAATACATTAACTGTATACTGAAACTCTTGAGGATTTCTTTCATACAGACGTTTGTCTGTCAAATAACTATGATTCAAATCAATCAATCGTTTTTGATGCATATCTACAAGTATATCAAACAATTTATCATCTGTTTTATTTAAAGGTACGGCTGATAAAAGTTTATCTGTAAAAGCTATGAAGGGATTCTGCTTAGGGTCAATACCGAATAACTTCAGTGATTTACGAAAAGGGTGCCACATATTCATAACAGCAGGAATATCATATCGCTGTAAGATGTCTGTAGCCATTTGACCTCTCACTTTATCCGAAGCAGAGTTCCATTTACTTATCTCTTGAGCTGTTATGGAGGGCACCTTTTCAACTAATCTAAATCTCATAAGCGATAGTTTTCCTCCTTTAACAGATTAAATGAAGTATCTTTAAAATCGTTCAATGAAGAGTCATAAGTGTTTTCATATTCAGGGACTATCTCACACGCAATAGATGCAGGATATACCATTATATTTGTTATCTTTACAACCCTAAATAAACGACCTTTTGCATCATCAATACCACTAGGAACTACAAACAACGCACCTTGCTCTAAGTTAGGCAAATCATATCTAACGTGTATAATAGACGCATTCTGTTGTAGTTCACTCACCCAACCAATTTTCTTCAAAGTTTGTTGGTCAGGATGCTCATTAAAAATACATCCTTCCAACATAGGTGGATGATAATTAGCATCAATCTCTGCATAAGTTGTGTATTTCTTACCAGGTTTAACTGCTCGGTATATAACATTTATGCCAAGCAGTTTAACCATCTCTTTGAAATAATTACGCTGTAACTTAATATCAGGCGTGAGCAGTATACCATATCTATTTTCAATATTCATATGATATCACTCTTTCTTGATTATTCGTATTCTACATAACCTTCTTGATGTAAGAATTCACCTACATCATCATCTGACATCCATTTAACAAATGCCATTAACATTCTTGTTTTACCGTCAGGACTTAGTTCACTGATGATTTCATAAGCCGCATCTTTATTTGGGGTAGGTGTGAATGTTTCATTTAAGCAACTCATACCACGCTTTTTATAACTGTCAGCCATTCTATCATCAATTTCTCCTACGCTGTTTATCTTAGGATATTTGTCGCCTTTAATCTTCATATAAGTATCTTTTGCTGCTTGCTCAGAAGTAGCTTTTACCATAACAACAGAATTTACACCATTACTGTCATATCCCACTGTGTAGTAAGATTCAGATAATGATTCTTTCTTGTCACGTCTTAAAAGTGCATTGATGCTATTCTGTGCGTCACTTAATTGATTTAAGTAGTTTTGCATCTCAGCTTCGTACTTAGCAACTTCTGCACCATTTTCAGCATCAGCAAGACGTTTTTCATAATAATCAATTCTATGTTGAATATCCCATAATTGAGACTTAAGTTTTGAAAGCTCTTTCTTAGCGTAATCGTACTCGCTTGAGTTAGAAGCATTTGCTTTCAAGTCAGCAACTTTTGCTGCTGCACGGTCTATATAGCCTTGTGTGCTCCTCATATCCTTCTTCAACTGTTTGAAAGTTCTCACAGCACTTGTAGCCTCAATGTTTGAAGCGTAGTTACGAGCGTCAGCTCTTCTATCACGCTTATACTGTATATCTTTCAAACGTTTACTTTCGTATTCATCTATATCAGCTGAATACTTTGCTTTGTATTTCTCATACTCATTACGTGAAATGTCTCCAGCTTCCCAACGAGCTTCTAAATCAGCTAATCTATCTTTAGCACGTTGATGATATTTCTTTTCAAAATCACCATAACTGCCCCAACCATCTCTACGATGTTTACCTAATTCAAGATTAGCATCACGTTGAGAACCAAAACGACCTGAAGGGTCATATTCGTCGCTCTTAAAACGACCATCTTCTCCGACGCCTAAACGAGCTTTCATCTTTTCAGGGTCAACTGTTTTTTCATCAGCTACGTAAAGTTTATCAGCAACACTTAGGATATGTTTTAGTGGCACATATTTGCTATTGTATTCATCTCTACCAGTACGGGTTGTGTATTTCTTGTTGTGTGGTAGATATTGGATATAATTGTCTTGAGTACCATCATTATAGAAAGTAACAAGCTCACCGTTTACAAGTGCTTTAACTGTTGAAAGGGTTCCTTCTTTCTTCATTGCTAAAGCTTGTTCAGGTGTGATTTCTGTATATTCACTGTTCTCAAAATCAACTTTACCCATTGAGTCATAGTTACGAGTAGCATAACTATGTACTCTTGACTTATCATAAGCTTTTGCCAAATCTTTAGGGATACGTTCTTGAAGTGGCTCAACACTTTCGTCAACTACATCCTCAGTTTTGATGCCGGCTACAATAGCTTCAATAGTTGCTTTAGGGTCTCTTTCTGTAAAGAGATGGTTGAATATATCAACATCAGTTACAGTATACCAAGGCTCATCTGGATAGAAATTCTCAATAACATTCTGGAAAGCTATCTCATATGATTTGATATTTGAATCACCACGAGCAGCTAATTCATCAGCAGCTTGTTGTAATGCTGCTTTAATATCTGTGGAAGGGTCTGCAACCGCATAGTTTTCAGGACTTTCATAAAGTTTCTTAAAACTTTCATTTATGCGTTTTAAACTCATTCAAATCCTCCTTAACCTTTTATTGTGCCATAAATACGAGTTGAATTACCAGCTGTATCTTTTGCTTTATAATTGTAGTTGAATGACTCAGTAATAAACTTTCCTTCGTCTATTCTACCTTTTAGTGTGAAGGCTTTCTTACCTCTAGTAAGTTGTGTGTTTTCACCAATAAATCTGTATTTGCCTGATTTTGTAAAATCTTTTGCTTCAAAGATAAAAGATGTTTTCTTTTTAGCGCCTGAGTTAAAAGTGATAACACCTTCAAGTATTATCTTATCATCTTTCATTGAACAATCCGTAGTTTTATATGATTGAACATTTTCATAAACTTTCTTAAGATAGCCTTCTCCAAGTCCGTCAAAAGTCTCATCATCAAACTCATCAAGCTCAACATCGCTAAATTCATCCTCAACAGCACCGTTTAATAATTCGTCTTCGTGCTCATCTGTTAAAGGGGTAATAACTTCAGCACCATCTACAGGAGTCTCTTCAGCTGTTTTTGGTTCAGTAGTAACTGTAACTTTACCGCTATCATCAGTGTTAACATTAACAATGCTATCATCTGTTTCAACATTTACATTGTTAACTGATTCTTTAATAGATTTAGATTCATCAAGTGATGAATCATCAAAATCAAATACGATATTGACGTATGCGCGATTCCATTTTGCCTTATTCATTCTATCGGCACTCTCAATATACTTAAATTTAGTTCCATCAGTAATTTTAATAATCTCGGCTTCAACTATATCGCGTTCTTTATTGCTATCTGCAACTACTTCACAGCCTAGCTTTTTATAGGCATTTATAATAAAATCAACCTCAGGATATTTATCCTTTATAGGTGTAATTAAATTATTAAATTCCGAAGTAACTGACTCAGATTCTTTAATAGATTTAGATTCATTAAGTGGTGTATCATCAACAGATTCCATCTTTGTTCCCATACCATCGCCTTTTAAAATGATGTTATAAAGGAACTGAGCTGCACGAGTACCTGGCATTTTAGCTAACTTAGCTTTGATATTTTGTAGATACCCTTTATTCTTAACTTCAGGTTCAATTGAATCTAAGAAACTAATTGCTGATGCTGTGTCATACACATTAGCTAATTCATCACTATGTGCAGCCATAACGTTACTTAGAGTACCGCCGATGCCTGACATTGGTCTGTCTAAAGTAGCAACTGCTTCCTGTAACGATTCTTCAACAACGTCGTCATCTTTATTATCAGTATCTGCAGGTTTAGCATCATCATCTGTATCAGTACTGTCTTCTGATTCTCCAGTTTTACCACCGAAAGCTGATACTTCACCCATAACCTTAAATCCGCCCACAGTGTAGCAGTACGGACATTCTTCTTCAACATTAGCTAATGTCTGGTCGTCATTTAGTTCAATTTCTTCAAGGTCTTTAAACAACTTTGAATGACAAGTTGTACAATCAAGAATTACCTTTCCAACATATGAGTCTTCTAAATCTCCCTCTGTTTCAGCTTCGGGGTCGATAACTGAAATGTCATCCGCTAAGTCATCATTTTGCTCAAATTCGGCAAGTTTAGCGATACCATCATCTGAAACAGAGAAGGTATCTTCGTTTAAAGCATTCAATGCTCTAAAAGCTTCTGTTAACTTCATATGAACAATCTCCTTATCGTAGTTTATAATTACATTTGTAAATACAATTTAGTCAAGAGGGTAAAGTAACTGAGTATTTTGCTGTAAGTATGTTCTTAACTCGCTTAACTCAGATTGACCTTCTTGTAACATTGCTGCTGCATCTGATGTCCAAAGTGCATTACTTTGTGTGAATCTTCCTCTAATACGTCCTAAGGTTATTTTAGTTAACGCTTTTGATAGACGCATTAAAACATCAATCCAGAAGTCAGAAGTTATCTCACTAACATCATCATAGCGTGGAATGTATTCAATAGTTACTTGTGAGCCTGAATCCAGACGCGTGTTTATGTATAAACGCTTTTCTGCATCCTCGTAGTACCAAGCTAAATCAGTAGACAATGTATTACTAACTTGCTGTATTGTACTCCAAGAAGCAAATCGGTTTACATAATCACTAAAATTATACATATTTCCTACACCTGATGTTAGTTGCCATAATCCTATCTGCATCGGGTCAATTCCTGACTCGGGTTGTTGACTTGTCGTACCAGAAGCTTGTGCTCTATATACACGAGCTATAGCATTTACTTTCTGTTTTGACATATCAATACACTTTTCATAAGGCACAGTAACAATTCTTGTTGAACAAATGTATCTTTGTAATTCTCTCAGTGCTGAATTAACTATCTGCATAATTGTTTCGTCACCGATTTCGAGTTCGAGAACACCACCAGTAACACTGAGTTTTATTTCATCGACATATGCACGCATATCCATACAGTGATATCTCCTCTCATAATGATAGTTATATTCATTTATACAATTAGTTGTTATATACAAAAATAATGCGTAGCATATTTCAGCTACGCATTATTATTATAAACTAAAACTTAAACTAGTTAATTGTGTCAGCTGTGATTTCATTACCAGGGATGAATTCACCAGCAACAAGTAACCAAGAATAATCTCCAACGTCAGGAGTTTCTGCACCTGTGTTAAGTTCCTCAATGTCAACTCTCTTACCATCAACAATCTTGTATGTTGAAAGAAGTTTCATATCATACATTGTTGAGAAGCCTTGACTCATTGTACCATCAGCAAATCCAAGAAGCTGTGTAGGAACGATTGCCATATAAGGAGCATATACACCAGCTGATGTCTGTAAATCAGAACCATTAACGCCGAAGAAGAATCTGTTCTCATCAATTGAAGGAGAAACAAATACTTTTAATCCATCAACAGTACCAGCAAGGTAAGGTCCATTGATTGTTGAAACAGAAGCTGCATTCCATCCAGGTAAATAAGGAAGAATTGTAAGGATGTTTGCACCAACTACCATATAGTTAGGAGCGAACTTCTGAGTTCTTTGATAGATGATTTTCTTAGCACGAGCAATGATTTCAGTAAATGTCTCATAGTACTGTGAACGACTTACGTAAGTACCATTACCATTTTTCTTAACGTGCTCATCATAGCTTTCAAATCTTAATGAACGGTCAAGTTCTGCACCCTTGTTAAGCATAAATACGCCTTCGGTATCAATCTCATAAGCAAGTTCGCCTTGAGCTTGAGTGCTTAACTGCTCACCGATGTCATAACCGTAATCAGTCTTAGCTTGGAAAGCAGCGATTTGGCTGTAGTAAACAGCAATTCTACGAGCGTGTGCGTGTAATTGCATATAGCTCATTTTAGCTTTCAATGTAGGAATAGCGTTTCCGTTGTTACCTTCTTGAGGAATGATAACGTTGTCATAAGTATAAGCAACTTTACCTTTTGAAGGTGCTTCATACTTACCATCTTCACCTGCTGTTAAAGGAGTGTAAGCAGTTGCACCGTCAGCACAGAATTTAACTGAGCCTGCAACTGGTTCCCAAGCAAATGCGATTGTTCCAGCTTCAACAGGTTCTACAATCTTATCAGATGTGTAGTTAACTCTGTCTTCAGTCATCTTAGGATGTCTGTAAACGCCGTTGAATAAATCACCGTCTGTAACTCCACCTTTAGTTACACCAGCAGTATAACGTAGATATGTGATGTATCCAGTGATAGAGCTCATTGGTTGAGTTAACATTAAATCTGGAAGAATTAAGTTAGGAAGTGCAACAGTTGAAACGTTTAAGCAAAATCTCTTGTAATCGCCAAGAGCGCTTCTTTGTGTAGCTGCACTGTTGTCAAATGCTTCGTTGATGAATTTGCTTGTATTGTTTAATACAGAAGCAATAAGAAGCTTTTTGTTAGCACTCATACGAGCACCATTGTGTGACTTCTGATGAACAGATTCAGAAATAGAAAGTCTGTTCTTATAAGATTCTAATAAAGTAGCCATTCTATAATGTCCTTTCGTAGTTTAGTTAATTAAATTAAATAGTGAACTATCAACTACATCATCAGGATTTGTAAATCTTTGAGTAGATGTGTCTTCTTTCAAAGTTACACGGCTAATATTTGCATTACCTAATTCAAATGGTAACTTGTTCATATTACGTTTATAACTTCTCAAACCCTCGCAAACAGAATCAATATCATCGAAAGAATATCCCTCGCTTAATCGGTTCTTTATTTCGTTTGCTGTGATTCCTAAGTTAAGAGCTTTACTGTGAATATAGCGGTCAACAGCTTCGGCAGCTTGCTTTCTATAAGACTCAACTAATTCATTACTGCGACTTAACTTTTGTGCATACTGTGAATTCTTTATCTGAGAATCAGTCTTTAAAGACTCAAGTTCTTCTTTTAAAGCTTTCACTTCTGCTTGAGCACTATTACGTGCTCTTTGAACGCTTTCATTTAACTTTTTGTTCTCAGCTTGTAGTTCTAAGATTCGTGTGTCACGCTGTGAAACACTTTCTTTTAACCCTAACCTTGACTTACGTGCGGCTTGAAACTTGGTTTGATAAGATTCAATAATACCTTTACGTTCATCAGCTAAATTACTCACAGACTCAAGTTGCTCTTTCATCGACTTAAGTTGATTACTTAAGGCTTGAGCTTTGCTTACTGACTCAGATAATCTCTTAACTGCGTCTTTCAACTTTGTGTTCTCTTCTTGTAGACGACTCTCTTTAGTATAACTAACTGACAGTTTTTCGTGAAGAGTAACAACCTGTCTCTGTAAGCTATGGTTTTCTTTTAAAGCTTCCTGAAGTTCGTTTACTAAATTTGTTCCGTCATCGTCGGCTACGCCTTCTTCAACTTTCTCAGTTTCTTCTGTCTTTGTTTCATCAGAAGAGTCGCTATAATCAATATCAAGATTATCAAGTGTCTCGGTCATTATTTTCCTGTCTTCAACACTTGCTCTCTCTAATGATTCGCGTAAAGCTTTCTTAAAGTTAATTTTATTTGTGTCTAATGATTCTGCTAACTGTAATCTTGCATCTTTACAAGCGGGAAGTAGCACTAAATCAAAAGCATTGAATGAATAAGTATCCTCATCAACAATTTCTTCGTTACCATCAAAATAAGTATCGCCAGAACCTCTTGATGAAATACCAAGATTAAATCCATACTTTGCTAACGCATAAGCAATACGTCCACAAGGAGTATCGATTATATCAAAATAGCCAACTAATTTACCATCAGGCCCTTTAGTGGGAGGCTCAGGCATCATAATTGCTATCTTTTCTGAATTTGTTTCATCTCTGTCTGTTGGGTGGTCAAGTTCACCTGGAACACCGCCCTGAGCAAACATTTCTTTTGTTAAAGGATTATCAAAAACCTTCTCCCATAATGATTCAGTATAACGTCTTTCATTACGTGTAGGTTTAATTACATCAGCGATTGGCCCATATAAACGACCTAGAATACCTCTACGCTGTTTTTCTTCGGGTGATAACTCTTTAAACTTCAGTTCAACATTTTCTGTAAAACTCTCTAACATTGTTACCTACTTATCACCTTTCTAATCATATTAACTGTAATCAAAATATAATACAATTTAATTTAGATAAAAAATTTCTGAAGTTAGTTGGAACACTAAAAATTATAAATATAATAATATATGTAAATTAAGTAAGTTAAGTAAATAAAGTAATTTACTTATATATGTATATTACTTATATTACTTTATTTAGACTTTCTAATGCTTTTAAATCTGCCTTGATTAACTTTAGTAATGTTATACATAATGTCAAATCATATGTCTTAAAATAGTTATTCAATACTCTGCTAATTTCTTCAGCCCTTGAATGTTTTAAAAACAATTCTTTATCTTCAACTGTGTTACTATGTAACAATATCTGTGTTAGTAAACTTGCTAAAGTTACAACTATATCTCTAGGTTCTTTTTCATCAACTTGTACAATACATTTGTAAAGTTTTGACCTCTTATTATTATAGTTAATTCTAAGTTTATCATAGAAGTTCAACACATCAAATGTTTTATAGCTATTTATGAATTTCAACACCTCTAAATCAATAGAGGTGTTTTTAACAACTTTATTTACTGCATCTTTAGTGTCAACTCCTGAATCTGATAATTCAGCAAGTAACATTAAACAGTCATTCTTTGTAATCATCTTTTGTTATCTCCTTTTGGTATAACCAACAAGTTTATTCATTATCACTATCCGTTAAGTCAATTCCTAAATCATCCGGTGACGGTAATACAGCTCCTCCGCTTGTGTCAGTAGCAGTATCATCACTTTCGGAAGATATGTCCTCGCCCGTAGGCCCTCCGCCTAAATCACCACCAAATGAATCGTTGAAGTTCATAGGAGCACCTAAATCAGCAGTTTCATCCACAGGTGGGTCCTCCTCTTCAAAAGGTGTTTCTTCTTCAAGTTTTTCAATCTGGTCCTGTAATACTTGAATTATATCGTTATCATCAATAACATTTGCAAGTAATGACTTAAGTATTTTTAGTTTAGCTACAGGGTCTTCAATCTCAGCTAACATATTCATAATGTCTGTGGTTAACTGAACTTTACTACTTAGATTGTCACGTCTATCGATTTCTTCTTGAGTAGTAGGAGGTAACATATGTATAACAAATTCATTAACATAACTATCAAGTCCTTTATCAAGAAGCATTAAGTTAACGGCATCTGTAATAGCTTGAATTAAAGCATTCTGTATTCTTTTTATCATCTTAGCATATCGGCTAGAAATGATTGATAAAGAGCTTCCACCATTAAAGCCAGTTGAGTCGTCCGTCTGTGAAAAATATTGTTTAGGAACTCTTAACTGTCCATATAGTTTATTCATATAGTAATCCAAATCCGCTAATGACTTAACATCAACGTCACCGCCGATTTGAGTTGTAGATATAGAACCCACACCGCCGTGTGTTGGGACATAGACGTTATTTTCTACGGGTCCTGGATTAGTATATTCTGTCATACCATTACCTGTGTTGATAGCGCTCTTCTGCTCTACCATTTGTTTTATGCCGAGTAATGTTTTAGTAACATTTTCTTTTGGCATATCACCAACTTCAACATTTATAAGTCTAACAATTGACGATTTGGTAATACGGTTAAGTAATACTGAATTTTCAAGTAATTGTAGTTGTCGCCATACACTATATATGTTTGATAATAACGATTGACCCTTTTTAACTTTATATGTTAATGCGTTATCGTCGTCATTAAAATCCTTATCGGTCAAGAAAATGTTTATAGTCTCTTCTTCACGTGATGCATTGTCTTCAAGGGACGCGTGAACAAATTCTGTTGGTGGATAAACATTTATATCTTGTTTTTTAAACTTATATGAATAATTCCACGTATTGAATGTTGTGTTATCGTTTCGCATAACAGTATTGGTTACAGGTGCTTCAACGTAACCGATTGTTTTACCAAAACGTGTTAACTCAAACATTGTTGCAGGATTTGCAACCATCTCCATATAATGAACATATCTATCGTTCTTTTTATATGCTTTGAGTTTTATGTCTTCATCAAGTTTTTCTTGAGCATTTTCATTTAATGTTTGTTTTTTATCTTTGTTATTATCAAACAGGATAGCATCATTATATTCAGAATCTCTATAGAGTCTTAGATATAAATCACCATATTTGCATAAACTATAACACCACTTGTAAATGTTTTTATTAACATTTAAGGAGTCAAGTAAGAACTCCACCATTTGACCGATATCATTATCTGCTGATTCAACCCATACAATATTTCCTGAATCATTACGTTCAGTAGCATCTTCAGCATAGGTTTCCACAACTGCACTTATAGTCCCATCTTCACACATTGTGTCAAAGACATTATACATCTGATTACGATTTTCCGCTTTCTGATTTAAACCGTTAAGGGACTGGATATCAAGCTGTGATGATAGTCCTGCTTGAATAATATTATTATATAATGTGTTGTTTAAATCTACGTCGCGTTTTCGCTCAGGGGCAACGACAGGTTTTATAGGTTTGTTATACAACTCGTCGTCATTAACAACAACAGTATCATCTATAATATCTGGCATTCTATCACTCCATTATTCATAATATATTATACAATTCTTACCATACCATTATGCCTTGAGAAATATATTCGCTATTAAGCGGAATGGCAGGTCCAAATCCAAAATCAAGTTGTTTAGCTTGTTCACTTGGAGAACTTGTATTAGAGGTATTTGTAGGAAGTCCGTTAAATACTCCTTTTAGTTCATTTTCAAAGTCAACTGTAATTTGTTGTAAAGTTTTAGTTTCAACAGATGAACTTACTTCAAGTGTTGACTCTATATCTTCACCATAATCAAATGCAAATTGTTCTGCATTCTGAGAAGCGTTATAAACAGCACCGCAAAGAGCATCGGCTGCGTCTTTTGAGTTTATACCTGCTGCACTGTGGTCAATTTTACCGCTGTTATTATCTCTTTCAAGACCTATGAGCTCTTCTGTTAATAATTCAGAATCGTACATAAGTATGCGTTCTTCATATATAGTAGTTCTTAGATATTGATAAGGTTTACATATATGGTCTATATCCACTCTATCAGCTGATATTACACAATAGTTAAAACCTTTAGCGGCTAGTTGCTGCCCAGTGTCAACGGACTGGAAGGTATCAGTTGATATACCTTTTATGTTAAAGCCTTGCTCTTTAAGCCAGTATATGAATTGTCTATTCTTTTCAAAAGATATTTGATAGCCTTTTGGAGCTTTAACTGATACAGAAAATCCTAACTGGAAAAATAAATCTCGTGACGGTGGTTGACCTTCTGTTGGAGGCTTCTTACCGGCTACGAACACACCTGCAATACCTGTCTTGTCTCCGGACACTGACATATCCATATGTATATACAGGGGCATATGTTTTATTTTCGGGTCAATAGCTTGTATATCAAAGAAGTCTGCATACTGTGCTTTATCCTGATTACTATTACCTACTTCAATGACATCACGTTTAAATCCGTTACGCATATTATCACGTTTAACAACTGCTAAACGGGGTCCAGATATATATCTATTTGAATTAGATAATGAGAATCCCGCAATGTCTGTCAGAGCTGTTTCAATATCGTCTAAGAAGTTTTGATAGTATCCCATAGGAACATCAAGTAATGTATATCCTCTGTCACGATACAATTTTAAATCGGTCTCAGTATAGTTAAGTGGTACAACTTCAGAACTCAAGAATTTATTACCAACTGCAACTTTAAACTTATTAGGGCTATCTTTATCCGTACGGATTATCCATTGCGGTTCATCGATAACAAGAGTTGTTTTACTTTCTTGTTTTTTCTTGCCTTCAATGAAAGTTTCCATAAATGATTGGTCTGTTCGTTTTGAAGACGCTAACACCAGTAATGTAGGATTCTTCTCGCCTTTCATAAAACGAGATTGCATACGAACAGCAGCTGTGTTGACAAGTGTCTTTGCTTTCTCTTTTTGTTTAGCAACATCTTGATTAGGCTGAAACGAAATTTCATCAAAGAATGCCCAGTAAACAGCACGACCAATTATATGTCTTGATAAAGAACCTGCTATCAATTCAATACCTTTGGGCGGATTCCAAGTTACGTTTGTAGTACCTGAAGTTGTTCCGTGTTCCATAAACCAAGGGGATGATTGCAACAACTGTTGACATTTGTCCCACGCAACGCCTTTTGACGCGTCTAGTGTAATGTTCATAAATGCAAAAGTAATCTTATCAATAGGCTGTAATCCATAATGTAAGTAAGGGTCTTTTAA